AATCGATCTACTTCCAGCATGTCTTCCTTCTGGAGTATCTCTTAACCATCTTGAAGCATCATCTGAATTGTTTATTTTAAAATTCATAGTCGCATCTGAAACTTTTCCTCCTGGTACATAATCTCCAGGTACATAATCTTCCGATGGTTCATTCATTTCAATTTCGTAGACGATTTCATCTTTTTCTTCATACATACCTGAACCACATTCAGAACAGTATTTACCTTCTTCGTCTTCGTACATTGCGCCTGAACCACATTCAGAACATTGTTCACCTTCTTCGTGCATAGAACCCCATCCTTCTTCCATAGATTCCTTAATATAATACTCTGCACCCGTTCCGTTATCTTTTAGATGAATACCTCCTTCGTCTTTAACTACCTCTACTTCGTCATTATCAGAAAGTTTTTTAAATACTTTAACTACTTCTTCATCAGAAGCACCTGTTAAATCTAAAATTTCTTCACTTTCATCATCTGAACCCATCATAGGTAATTCTAAACCTAAACCAATTTCTTCGTCATCATCTTCTACACCTTCACCAGCATCTAAGTCTAGGTCAGTGTCTAAGTCTAAGTCAATTTTATTTGGTTCCTCATCTTCATCATCTTCATCATCACCAAACTGTAATGAATCATCTTCATCAGATTCTTCTTCATCGTCAAGATCTAACTTAACGTCTTCTTCATCATCGGACCCTTTAGTTTCTACATCGTCAACACTAATCTCATCATCTTCTTCTTCTGAGATTGGTTCTTCTTTCTTTTCACCTTTATTTTTTAAAGATGACTCAACGATGCTTTCAATTTCTTTCGACATATGTGCCGCAAGTATTTCTTTCGTGTTGGCTTTTAAGGCATCCTCTAAAGACTTTGCTTCTAGTAAAGCCTCTTCGATGATTGATTTCTTTTTTTCAGCCATTTTTTTCTTTTTTTATTTTTTTTTATTTATTATTAAATAACGCAAAATATTTCGCATTTCTTAATAAATATGCAATACTTTTAAAAAGTGTTATTTTTTTATTAATCCAGTAAAAAATTATTTAAAGAGTCTTTTAAAAGATTATCTTCATTTTTAATTTTAGATTCTGACATTTGTTGTTCTCTAGAAGGTTCTTCACTATAAATCCAAGAACCTGGTGTTGATGGTGATGTGACAATATCCCAACAAATCAATTCGAAGTCATCTTGTACAATATTTTTACCACCTTCTTTTTCTAAAGAACCTACACCTCTTGACGATACACCAATCTTTAAACCTTTTCTAATGTAATTAGCAACTCTATCACCCTCACAAGAAATTATTCCTTGATTAACAAATCCTGGTGACATAATAATTTCTAATTTACCCATCAATACATTACCTTCCCACCACAAGTCAACTACGTTGTGAGAAATTCTACTTACTGCAACTATTGAAGATTCTGGGTGATCTGCCTCACCTAACGCTCTTTTTTCTTTGATTAATTTTAAATAGTTTTCTGCCTCTCTCCTTAAGATGGCTTCAGGGTATATCCTACCATTTCTATTTTCTACACCATACTTTTGCATTACGGCATAAACAACCAAAGGTTCTTCTATAATAGGTTGACCTTTGGTTAAGTTTGACATCTCATTCACAAAATGTCTATTATCTTTTGGGGAAATGTATCCTGCGTCGTATTCAACAAGGATACCTTTTATATTTATTTCGTTTTTTTTAAGAATTTCCATAACAGTGATATACTTTTATTATAAATATACCACTGTAGTAAAAAATTACTTTTTAGATTTATGGAAAGTAAAAACTGAATTGTTTTCTAAACACTCGTTTACCACATCATAGATTATTCTCTTACTATTTTCTATGATATTAATTTTATTAATTGGTAAATGTTTTTTTTGATATAATGTTATTTCACATGACATAAAACTTCTTTTGTTTACATTTAACCCTGAAGTCCTCATATCTAAATCAACAATGTATTTATTATCGTGAAATAATTCTTTATTGATATTGTTACTTATTTTTTGTTTTATTTTTTTTCTTATATTACTTAAGAAAAATTCGTAGTTAAAATTTTCGTAATTTTCTTTTAACTCACCCCATGCACACAAGTTTAAATATAAACTTTTTGATTCTTTATTATTTACGGTACCGATTTTTGTTTTATAGTTTTCTAATAAATCTAACTTGATTTCTTTTCCTAATTTCATTCATAAAATTTTTCATATATTGTTATTTTAAAGTTTATGTAATTATACTATTAAAATAGTTAGTAGTCAAATTATGGAAATAAAAAACCCCTCTTTCGGAGGGGTTTGTATTTAATCTATCGATTCTTTTAAATTGTAAATTTTACTTATCTGTGAGTTGAAATTTTCATAATCAAAATTAGTGTTTAATAACTTATCTTTTACTTTTAATAATTTATCTTTTATCTCAACATCTGATGATTCATTTACTTTATTATCTATATTTTTTATACACTCTCTTTTTACTGTTTCGAATAAAGATTTTTTATCTTCTTTATTACCATTTAAAACCGTTTTAATTATTTCTTTTTCAGTTTCATTTATTTCAGAGTATTTTGTATTGAATTTCGTAACTAAAATATTTGCCAACATACTAGGTGGTAAATCTATGGATTCAGTAACTACAGTTTCTTCCTCCTTCTCCAACATCCTATTAGTTATATTATTAATTGATTCTTGAATTTTATTGATATTAGATGCGTTTTTATTCGTATTCACTAAAAAATTAATATCATTGTAAAAAGATTCGTTTTCCTTAACCAACGATACACCTTTAAGTAATTTGGTGAAATATTCATTTCCACTATCAATATGTTTTTTATTTAATGATTTTAATAAATCAATATTCTCTTTTATATATTCTTTTGCCTCAGTGGAATCATCAAACTTAGTATTCTGTAAATTACTATAGATTAAATACTGTTCCTTTAAAGTATCATTATTACCAATAGTTTTTAAGAATTTATTAAACAATTTTTTACCCTTATCATCTTTATTAATGATAGACTCAATCATTAACTGTTTAAAAGTATCTTTTATATTACCAAAATTTTTCATGTGTTAGTTTTTTATAATAAATATTAAACTTTTATAAAAAAACTTATTTAGTTAGTTTATCTATTTCTCTAGTCATTTCACTAATTTTAGAATTTAACACATCAGTACCTTTTTCAAAAGAATCTAAATTGTAAATATGATCATTTTTTTCTAAACTTTCAGTTAATCGTCTTAAATATATTCCCTGATATCTTTTAGTTTTTTCTTCATATATTCTTCTTTTTTCTTCTGTTAAAAGGTTACCGTCTTTTCTAAAAGATTCAGTAGTTGCTGGTTCTGCGGCTGGTTCTGCGGCTGGTTCTGCACCTGCACCCATATCTCCACCTGCACCCATATCTGCACCACCTGCGTCACCACCAGCACCTGCTTCGGCTTCACCAGCACCCGATAATAATGCGTCAAAGTCACCATAAAGTTTATCCACTCTATCAAATATACCTGTCTTCTTAATAACTTCTGCAGTTTGTTCCATTTCCGCTGCTGCCGCCTTTTCTAATCTTTGTTGTTCTAAATCATTTCTGATTTCTTCATCAGACATACCTAATATTTCTTTTTTGGCTCTAGTCATAGACATTGCACCAAAACCATTACCTGCGTCTGCAACAGAATCTTTATAAAGAGTTACCTTAAGTTGAGTTTGCTCAACCTTCAACATCTCAGCCTGAGTAGATGGGTTATTAAGTGAAAGTGTAAAATTTTCTAATTCATCCTCTAAACCTAAAATATAGAGATGGATAATTGCAATCTTATTAAGTTCTTGCAACATTGATTGTTGTATTCTATTAATAGTTCTAGCAAATCTAATATCTTGTAACGCCAAATTTTTACCATCACCATTTGCTTCTTCGAAACCTAAGAAAGGTTTGGGTACTCTAAGTGCAGTGAATAACTTTTTTTGAAGGTATTGTATATCTGCAATTTCAGAAAGGTTAGTCGCACCCGCCAATGTATCAATAGGGCTCGGTGCATTTGGATCTCTAACAGGTATAAAATAATCCTGATCCTGTGCCATTTGATTATATCTAGTATCTATCTGTCCAGTTTGTTGATCAATAACTGGACTTCTTTTAAAGTTATCTGCAATTTTATTCACATATGCAGGTACATCTTTTTCGTCTATATTACCTACATATATTTTGAATATTCTTCTTTCAGGTGCTCTCGTTACTCTATATATTAACATCGCATCCTCAGATAATAATAATTGTTTCCATATCCTTCTAGCCTTCTCCAACATAGATGTACCATAAGGTAATCTTCTATCATCCCCTAATAATCTAAAATGAGCAATTTGCCACGCATTAAATTCTATGTTCCTCTGACCCCAAACAAATGTGACAGGGTTAAATTTATCACTATCAGGAATAGTAGAATTCTCACCAAAACCCTCATTCTCTTTTCTACTTATTTCAATATTAGGTAATTGTTTAACACCTGTGATACCTTCATCACTATTAATACTTAAGAATAAAAAATTATCTCCGTATTTACATGTGTTTCTTGTCCACATAGGTAGTGAAGTGTGTATATCTAATCTATTGAAAAATAAATCTTCTAATATTCTTCTAACTCTTCTACTTTCAGAAAAAATATTTAAAACTTTATTTTCTGAATTTAAAGTTGTAGATTCCTCCATCATTATATCTAATGCTGCTGCGATTTCGGGAAAAAATTCCATACCCTCAAAATCTGCGTAAGAGGCTAACCTAGTTGTTTCATAATATATGGAGTGTTGATATATCTCATTATCTACTTTCTGCCACATATTCGACAAATAGGCGTCTTGTTGTCTTTTAAGTTTTTCGTATTCAAAATCCTCCTTAGATTTAGTTTTAAGGAGTTCCTTATCGTTTATAGAATATCTAGATTTATTTTGTGCCCTTTTTACCTCAGGACCAAACAAATCATTTAATTGTTGAAATATCGTTCTTTTAGCCATTTTTATCTTTATACTTTATTACTATTATAATAAATATCAAAAAAAAATAAATACTATCTTATCCCAAACAACCAATTGTATTCACCATTATCATTATTACCATTATTCCCTTGTTTTGGGTGGTAAGTTGGTGTGTTAGTGTAGAATGGGTTAGTATATTTTTGATTAGACAATAGAGGTTCAACTGACTTTTTTGAAACATTTACCCAACTTTCTAACATAGCCTTAGTTTGTTTCTCTACCATCTCTAATTTTTTGAATGATGTTTGTACAATAAATATACACATAGCGTATGCCATTATTATATCATCATGATAACCTTCCATATGATCAGGTCTACCGTTTTTATAAACAAAAGTTCTCAATTCCGAAATTAAACGATGTGATCGTATTATAGTTTTATTCTCTCTAATATGTTCCTCAAATTCGGAAACTAATTGTAATCTAGTGTTACCCACATTAAATCCAGGTACTTTATCCCCTTCACTATATTTAGTTTTAGCGTATTTTTCAGACAATTTTCTACTTTTAGGGTCATCGTAGTGTAAGAAGTTATATTCCATCTCTAACAGTTTTAATACTGTTGCAACACCCATTCCACCTGTGATGTCTACTATCGTATAGGCACTATACATATTACCATATTTATAAACCACTTCTGCCAACATATCTGGTGGTAGTTTATATTTAAATTCCGCAACTTGTTCTAAATTATCAAAATCTAAAATAACTATTGTGGAACTATCTTTACCGTCACCCCTACTAACGTCTACCCCCATAATGTATTTATGTCCAACCTCAGGTTTCTTCCATATCCACATAGCCTTTTCTAATTCTGCGGAGAATTCAGGATCTTTGACAAAATTTTCTTCGTGATATGAAATAAATTCGTCATCTATAACGTTACCTCCTGAACCAATAAATGATACATCAAGTTCTTGTGCAATCTTTTTTGGGTCACCCATATCTGCCGCCATCTCTTCGTACCAAGGGGATAAAGGTTTCCACCCTTCTTTTACCATAACCTCGTAATATTCTATGGTTGATTCATCGGTTTCATAAATTTTATCTAAATATTCCCATCTCAATTTAGTCCTACTTAAAGTTTTACACTCTATCTTTTCATCTTCACCCCTAACCCAAAATAATCCTCTGTTGTATCTAACATCCTGATACCACTTCATTTCAACTACGTTGAAATTGTTTTCTTTATTTTTGGCACCATCATAAGTTTTATAATATAGTGGATCCATACCATTTGGTGTAGATATCAGTGCAATCTTACCACCTGTACCTAAAGACGCCAATGCTGCCCCAAACACATCTGCACCATTATCGATAAAGGCTGCCTCATCCATTACTAAGAATGTTGGTGTAAAACCCCTCAAAGCATCTTTCGATGTTGCTAACGCTCTAATTTCACAACCATTAGATTTTAATTTTAAATGTCCTTTAGAATTTATTTCTAAATAATCGGTACCCTCATCTAACCCCCATACCCAATAAGGTATTTGATCTAGAAATTCCTTTATTTTTTTTAAGAACTCTTGTGCCAATGTTTGTTTGTTGGCTAATATTAGTACCTTATGTGGGTTTTCTGGATCACCAAATGCAGTTTTAACTGCAATATAGGCTGCGGTAGTAGTTGACACACCTGCCTGTCTGGGTTTAGTTACTAAATTACGATTATATTTTTCGTAAGATTTTATTATTTCTTTTTGTTTATGGAACAATTTAAAAGGTACCATACCTTCTTGAGTTAAATCGAATGTCTTTAAAAAAGTTTCGATTGCATAAATTGGTTCACCTAAACAACGTGCAAATATTTTTAGTTGTTCTCCTCTATCCATATATTTTAATTTAAAACGCTACTACTTTACCTTGTTCCCAGTCTTTGAAGTTTGGACCTAATTCATATGTAATATTATTACCACCCCCTACTTTTTGTATGATACCTGATTGATTGGCTGCACTCCAAAAAGTAGAAAGTTGTCCACCACTTTCAGTTTGTCCTATATGATTTAAAAAACCTCTTTTAGTTTTTTTAGGTGAAATTGATACATCTTTAATATAATTTATTAAATCCCTAATCCTTGATTCATCACCTTTTTGAAATGTAATCCCCTTATGTTTTGGTATTAGTGTAATACCGTTTTTATTGGCAAAATCTTTAACTATTGGTACAATACTTTCTATTCTACCACCTATTTTATCTTTTATTATTGATAGTTGTGTTATTGCCTCAATGGGAGTTTTATTATTAAAAAGATATTCTACTACATCATATAAT